TATTTGGAATATTAATTGACCCATCTCTTTCTATTTTTATTATCTTACCTCTAGCTCTGCCACCAGCACTATTCCAACTTACAAAATCACCAATCTTTAATTCATCAGGCATAGCTCTTTCTTCTTCTTTTTTCATTTGATTTACTTTTGTTTCTGACCACTTATAACCAGCATCACCACCCCATAATGCCCAAGCTATTCTGCCATTAGAAGGATAGCCTTCTTCACCAGCATTAAAACCTTCTGCTTGTTTATCTACTTCATGTCTTGAGAAGAAGCTATACATTCTTTTTATAGTATCGTCAGATAGGTTTTCACCAGCTACTATTTGTCTTGCTCTTACAGCACCAACTCTAGTTCCACCACGACCAAACTCCTCTCTCCAGTCTAAACCCTTTTGAGCTTCAACTTTCATGCCTTTAGTTGGTCTAGCCATCGTCTTCCTCTTCCCCACCCTGTATCTTAGCTTCTACAGGTAATTTTTGACCAAATGGTTGATAAGCTAACTCAATATCATATTGTTTAGCTAGTTCTATTTCTTTTTGATGTTGTTCAAATAACTCTTCAGTATCTCTACCATAAGAAGCAGAAATATCAGAATAAGTAAGTGTTCCATTTTGTAAACCTATCACATTAGCTTGCATTTCTTTTAAAGGATCAATCCAAGCAAAACTTCTTGGAATGTAATTAACTGATCTAGCAAACTTATCATATTTACCCATTGGTAAATTGATATATCCAGTTGATATAGCCATTTCTAACCAAGATTGAAATACTGGATTTACAAAATGCTCAATTACAAATTGTTGATATATCTGATACATACTTCTATCTTCTAAAGCACCCTGTCTTATTGAAGAATAATTAACTGAAGTTAAATCATTAGATAATGAATGATAAGAAATATTTAAACCTGATGCGATACTTCTTAAAACACTAGTTGTAAAAGAATCAAAAGCAGATGTTGGGTGGGTAGGGTCAAATGCTTTGAAGTCCATACCACTAGGTAATTGTTCAAATACACCAGCTTGAGCATTCATTGTAGGATTAAATGTGTCCTCAAATTCTCCATCACCAACATAGCCATCTCCGTCTGGAGATGTAAAGAAACCCATTTTAGATGCACCAACTCTAGCTGCAACTATTTCAGCTTCTAAATAACCATTTAACATTTTCACATTAGCCATAGCTGTAGCAACCAAAGAAACACCTCTAGTTTGTTCTGCTCTAGTAGGTAGGTAAGCATGGATAATCTCATCAGCAGGAACTCTAATGTGTTGTGCTTGACTTAAATAAACTCTATCGTAAGGATGGTCTTTATATAAATGATAAGCAACTGGTCTATCATACTTATCTACCTCAACACCCATTTTAACTTTGTTACCAGTAGCTTTATAAACATCATTTTTATTTTCATCTAAATGATCTGCTTCTAAAAACTGTAACTGGAAACCAAAAGGTGAATTGCTGTCTTTTATTTTCCTGATTAATACTTCACCATCTCTACATAGTGATTCAACGAATATTTTTTGACAATCTAAGAATGATAATCTTCCATTAGTTGTGCAACTTCCGACTTGACCCCATTCTCTCCAAGCACGTTCAATGAGCAGGTTAGCTCCAATGTCTAGTGAACCATTATCGTTCCTAGCCTTAGAGCTAACTCTTATGCCATGCTTACCGATAACATTAGATACCATCAGGTTTAGATATCTTGCAATATAGCTATCGTTTCTTGCTAATTCTCTTGCTCTATCTCTTAGAATTCTTATGTTATCTTTTATTTCAGCATCAGCACTTGTAGATGTGGTAACAAAATCTGCAAACAATCTTCCAGTATTAGCTCCTGTATAGCTTCTTCTATATGCTTGTCTTTTCTTTTTCTTAGGTTCGTTAATACCTAATATTCTGTTATACCATGCCATTATGTGTAACTCGAAGGATTAGAATCAGTTACCTTACCAAAATTAACTTTGATAGTATTACCTGATCCTCTTTTGTTTTTAATTCTTTGTATTTTAACTTCTTTAAGATATTCAGCTTTATATCTATCTCTAAAAGTTAATAGTTCGTCTATAGACATTCTTGATAATGATCTACCAGCTATAGACATAGATGATTGATCAATATTTGCTCTATTCTCAATTACTGCTTCAATGCTATCTAAAACAATCTTTGCATGACTTCTAACTGAAGCAGATGTAGTTGCGTAATTATCTTGAACTTCTACAAAACCTTCTTCTAATTTAACTCTTGCAGAATCAGAAGTTCTAGTTATGTAAGAAACCCAATTGTAATTACCTTTCGTATAAGAAGATGTATTACTAGCTTCGATTATATAAGTATCACCTGACTCAGTTGCAGTCAAAGTAAAATTAGAAGCTGTAGCACCATCAACTAAATTAAATTCATAAGATAGTGAATAGTCTGCTACAGGATAATCGTTAGCTAAATCTTCTCTTTTCCATGCCCAAAAGTCTCCTAACTGAAGTTCAGTTGGAACTTGGGGTGGATAATTTGTTGAATCAAATTTGTTGCTCAAGCAAAAACCTCATAAATGTTTTAGATATATCTACATCTAACACTAATGTGCAATAGGTTATTGTCAATATTAAAACTAAACTTTCTTTATTTCCAAGAAGTAGCGAAATTTCCTCTATTTATACCTCTTTTTGGTCTAGTTTGTGGTTTTTCTCTTGGTTTTGACTCTTGAGTAAGTATTTTATTCTCAATAGAATCATAATTAGGATTTAAAATATAAATAGCAGCAAAGTTATATACCAATGTATCTAATGCTTCGTTTCTTGGTCTTACTTGCTTCCAAACTAGTGACTTTCTACCTCTTACAAACTTTGTGATTCTTTTTTCTGCTGTAAGCTGCTTAAAGTATTCTTCATCTAGATCAGAACAAAAATGCAGAGTAGTATTTTCAGGTTCAGTAGATAATCTAGCAAAGATAGCTTCTTTTGCACTATCAGAACCAACACCATAAAGAACAGCTTTATTCTTTCCTACAAATGTAGGTCTATTTGCTATTGGTTTACCAGCTTGAGATAAACCTTTGATTGCAAAGATTCTTCTAGCTTGTCGTGGTTTAGTAAATTGATAAACCATATTGGTATGATGACCACCTGAGTCAATCGTGCAACATGATATGGGTATCAATCTTTCAGATTCAGTTTTAAATCTTTTCTTTAGATAAGCATCTAAATCATTCCAAACATTAATAGCATTTGGATCACCCCAAAATATCTTATAGTCACAAACCCATGCTTCATAGTTTTTACCCCAACCAACTAGCTGTAATTCTAATCTGTCTTTTTGTGTATCAACACCAGCAGTTAAAACTAAAACATCTTCAGGTATAGTTGTGTAATCATAATTTAATCTTCTTTCTAGCAATGTTTCGTGATCAACAGCTTCACCTTGTTCTTCCCAAGATTCGCCAAGAGCAGTATTAATCCAAGTCTTTAACATCTCAGGATTCTTTTTAGCTTCAAGAAATGATTTAGCCATATCTGCCCAAGTAGACCAAACAGAATATAGTTCTGATATATGGAATCCTGCTGTATTTGATTTAGGAGCAGATGCAATCCATTCACCATGTTTTAACATCCATTGTTTTTTTGATTCATCTATTACTGAACCACAATGTTCGCAAGCATAAGATGCTGTCTCAGGTTTATCTTCATCCCAAACTACATTCTTCCATTTTAAAACTTGGCTCTCATTACATTCAGGACAAGGAACATGGTAATAACGTTTATCTGATTCTTCAAAAGCAGTTTCTATTCTTGATAGTCCTTTGATTGTAGGAGTAGAACACATATATATCTTTTTATTCCAAAAGGTAGTTGTTCTTTTAGTTGCAAGTGATATTGGATCACCCTCTGCTCCTGCTGATTGTTCGTATCTATCAACCTCATCAGCTAATACAATTCTAATTGGTCTTGATGCAAGTCCTGATGCAGAATTAGAACCAACTATGTTTAGATTACCTCCTGCAAACTTTTTAGATAAAACTGTATTACCTGAATCACGACTTCTTGGGTCTTTTACACAATCTCTTATCTTCTCTGAATCTCTTATCATAGTAGCAAGCCTATCTTTACTAAATGCTTGAGCCATTTGTAGAGTTGGTTGCATTATTAGCATTGGAGCTGGGTCTTGATCTATGTAATAACCAATTACATTTAATAGAATTTCAGTAGCACCAACCTGAGCAGATTTCATAAATACTATTCTTTGGATATCAGGATCATTAAATGAATCCATTATTTCTCTTTGATAAGGTGCTCTATCAGTTCTCCATGCTCCTGCTTCTGCTGAAGATTCAGGAGATAATCGCCTGTAGTTATCTGACCAGTCGCTAATCTTCAGATTGGGTGGTGGAGTCCATGTCTGATTCGTCTCCTGTATCACCTTTTCTATATTTTTGAGGTATTCCATTTTGAGCTAACTCGTTTAGTGCTTCATGCACTTGTTCTTTTATTATTAATTCTGCTTCAGCATACTTATCTACAGTAATTACTTGATGTGCGATTCTTGATGGTAGCCCTAATAGCCTTGCTCTAGCATTAGCTACATAATCAACCCAAGTATCTTCAACTAATTGTGCTGGTATTAGGTTGCCCTCTAATTCTTCTACTTCTAATTCTGCTTTTCTAGCTTGAGCAGCAGTAAGTTTAGTTTTTTCTTCTGCAATATCACCTGATCCACTTCTTTTGTGATAACCACCCAACTTTCTAAGGTATGATATGTATGCAACTCTGCAAACATCTATATTTAAAGGACTTCTACCTTGTTTTGAAGGCAAGATACCATCTCTAATGAGTTCTGAGACTCTTTTGACTGATAAATCCAAATGATCTGCAACCTCTCTTTGTGTAGCCATACAGTGCGTTTATTACCTTATTAGATTTGGACTGTCGCTAGAAAAAAACTGTGGTCGCGAATAACCCACGTCCAATGCTGTAGAAGAACCTATAATTTTCATCTAACACTCCTTAGAGCTTTCTTTAATGATTCATCAAACTTCTTAGGAAAGGTAAATCCTATATATCTACCAGCAATCTCATAGAAGGGAAACATCTTTCTATAGTTTACCGCCTTACTAAATCCTATAATTAATTTAGGACTAGCATCTTTTACCCTTTCAAACACACCTGATGCTTTACCAATCTTTCCAAAGAATTGTGTATTCTTTTTAATTAGACCGCTTTTCTTTCCTCTAATGTTTCCATAAGCATTTAAATTAGCATTTTTATATGGAACAGGTATATTCTTATCACTTGTCCTCATACCACCATGTACTAGGTATTGCATAAAATTAGCTGCCCAATCATAAAAACCTAGTGTTGCACTTAGATTTCGTTTGCTAGATCTATGAAAATAAAAAGCTGTTGTAGTTCGTTTCATAGGTCTATCTAATTTCTTATTCATCTCCCTACCCATAACTGCTCGCAATCCTTGTTTAGATGTTTTGCCTATAGTTTCATTAATTGCAACAGATGCAGCAAAAGGTATTTGTTTCTTTTCAATTATGCTTAACTGCTTTGCTACTCGCTTAATATTAGTTTCAATGTTTACATTCATCCCTTTCTCCAATGTGATTGTGTTTGAAACTTCAGACCCAATGCTTTAGCCTTTCTTCTGATCGTAGATGGATGCACATCATAAGTCATAGCAATGTCATGCGATGATTTGCCTTCCTTAATCTTCTGTTCTAATTTTTGTTTATCTATCTTCATAAGTTCTCGTAATGTTCTATTAACTTATTAATATACCAAACAGACTTCTGTAAGTCTTGTATATTGGCATCTTTGTATTTGTGGCGATGCAAGTATTTAATTGCATTACCCTCAAGATAAGCAGGGAATTCTCTGCCTAATTGTTGTTTGATGTAGTCTATACATTCTACGCCACCATTATTGTAATGTGGTGGATGGTTTACTTGATCACTCATTTACTTCTCCTATAACTTAAATTGTAATCTTTTGTGATTATCCCTAAACTTACATCACCTCTTTTATGTTCTTTAACCCAGCATATTTTACCAGTTTTAAGTTTTCTTAAATGACCTCTAACGTCATGTAGTCTTTTTTTATAATCAGATGATTTATTTTTATTATTATTATTTTTATTGTTTCCAATATTAATGTTTAGAACTTTGTGTTCATAAACTGGTTTTTGCAAAAAATTTCTATATGAATATTCTTTGTGATTAGTATTAATAGACTTTAATCCTTTTACAGATTTTGATTCAAAAATTTGCAATTCTGTTTGTAAATTTGTTGCACAAAGAAAAGATAGTAATGTGACAGTTAATAGTTGAGCTCTTTGATTTTCCCACTCAGAATCAGGAATAAAAGCATCAGTTAAATATAATGTGTAAATATTTTCATATGCTGGTTTTATATTGTTAAATATGTTTTTATTGAAGCCTAATGCAATGCCATTTAATGATATTTTATTTGCATCTTCGTCTTTAGAAAAAAATTCAGCACAATAATCAATATCATTTACTTTATGGTAAACAGGTCTTATTAAAACTGTAAAATTATCAAAATGTTCATTTTGTAAAAGCAGTGGTTTATTAAATGGCAGTCTAAATTCTTGTTGTATTTTTTCTGAATTTAATAACAATTTATTATTATCAATTACAAATTCTGTTAAATCTTTTGTTATAAAAAATTTAGATGCTATTTGAATATCATCACTTAATTCTTCAATCATTGTCATAAATTTATTGTAAATATCCTTAGCGTTATTTGTGTTGATGTTTTCAAAAATTTCCATTTTAAAATCTTTATCCATTTTTTTTGGATTATTTTTTAAAGCTGGAAAATTAATAACTTTCTGTAACATAATTTTATTCATTTCTCTCTCCTTATTATTTCATTCTTACATTTTTGTATGACCTTTTTCTTAGAACTAGGTGATTCAATATAATCATTTAGTTCTTTTAGTGTCATACACTTTAGATAGTAATGCTCAGTAGTTGTCTTACCTGTAGCTCTATCTCTAATCTTTGCACTTGGTTTTAGTTTTATTGGCATCCTTCTTCTCCTTCTTAAATATCTTATCCCAGTTATCGTCTATCTTTTTCTTATCTTCAGGTCTACGTTTTGATCCTTTACCACCATGCCACTTAGACATAAGTAACCTTTTGTATGTTTACTGACTTGTCTAATTTAGATAACAGTTCTTTTGCTTTCATAAAATCATCAGGGATACATCTCAATAATTCTTCTATGCTAAATATCATTATGTCATTCTCATCTTTATGTATCATTTCAAGTGCTGGTTTCTCATCATCAGCATCACAAACTAATGCAGTCTTATTATCAAAGTTAAAACACTTAACATTTGGTTGGATCATAATGTGACCACTTTCTTCGCATTTAATATTTAATTGCTCATAAGCTCTGATCATCATCTCAACCATTTTAAGTTTCTGAGCAGTCGTATCACTGTATAAAGAATCTTTTAATAATTGTTCTGCTTTGCAAAACTTAATCTCAAACTGAACACCTACCATCTTAAAGATTCGTTTACGATTACCCCACTTCACAAAAGTTTCTAACTCATAAACCCTAAGTTCTTTTAATTTATCTTCTAATGTTTCATCTAAATATGTTTTCATAAAACTCCGAACATTTAGTAGGAAGTAAGGGAAGTATTACATACTTCCTTCCCTTCCTTCCGACCTATTTATTGTTTTTCACCAAAAACTTCCTTAAAACTTCCGACACTTCCTTCCGACACTTCCGACCTAATTATCATTTGTTTTTGAAAAATTAGGTGGCATATCTTTAAAATCTTCATGCTGGTAACCCCAATCAGGATCATAAACAACCTTATCTTTTTTCTTCAGCTCACCTAAATGCTTACCTATATCATTTGCATTTGATTCGTCACCTTTAGTATTTTTAACATAACCTACTAAATCTGCTGGTTGTAAATATATATCTTGTGGTGCAGCACTATCTTTTATCATGGCTACAGTTCTTAATGCATCTGAAGTTCTTTGTTGCATAGCTGGTAAGCCAGTTTTCTTTTTAACTTTTAATTCAACATCAGTTTCTTCTAAAAATCCTGATGTAAGATTTAATCCTTCACCTATAATCTGTACTTCTTTAAACATAAAGTTTTTAACAGCCATACCTTGACCATCTTTATTTAATGTCTGCTCAAAAGATACAAGCATTTGTTCATCAACAAAACCATTAACTAATTGATCATCTCTTTCTACTTTAAACTCATAATCTAATGATGCACCCATTACACTTGATCCTCTACCCCTTGTAGAGTTGCCATGACCAGTATGATGCACCAAACATACACAACATTTATAATGTGATATGAGTCCATCTAATTTATTTATAAAGTTACCTACATCCTCTGCACTATTTTCATTACCTACAAAGTTACGCTGGAATGTATCAATAACAATCATACCAATATCACCTACTTGTTGAGTTAATGCTTCTATCTCTTCTTCTAGCATCTTAAAATCATCAGGATCATTAACTCTAACTGCTCTATCAGATAGATATAAAGGTACGTTATTAAGATCAAACATACCTTGTTGCCAAGCTGCTAATCTTCTCTTAACACCTCTCTGCCCCTCTCCACATACATACATGACTGGTTTAGCGTATGCTTTGTTGCCATAAAACCTCTCACCTTTAGCAATAGAAGCTGCCATAGCTATAGCAATAAACGACTTACCACTCTTAGGAGCTCCAAAAATGCACATCAATGATTCCTTTTCTACTACATCTTCTATGAGCCAATCAGGGTTATCTACCTGTCTTAACACCTCATCTGCTCTTGTAAAGGTAACAGCACCTTTAGGTTTCTTCTCAGTACAATTAATAATGTATTCTTCTAAATCTTTTGACTCTTTAAAATCACCCCTTATATATGCATCGTATAAATCATCTTTTTCATTAAATGATTCAGGTGGTTGTGCTACTTTTACTTTACAACCATTCTTCTTTAGCATCTTAGCTATTTCATTAGCACATTTAATACCAGCTTCATCGTTATCAGGAAATATCCAAACATCTCTGCCAAATATAGGACTCCAATCTGCTTTCTCCCAGCTATTTACCCCACCATGCCAAGTACAGCTATCACCCTCATAAATCGCTTCACATCCTCTAAGAGCCTTCTCACCTTCATTTATGATAATAGGCATATCCCTATGCTTATCAGTGTAATAAATAGGAAGCAAGCCTTCAGGTCGCTTCATAGACCAAGTTTGGTCATTGTTAAGGGTAAATGGTGCGTATTTCTGCTTTATAAAGTGTCCTTCAGGAAATCGCATCACCATAAAGTTATCAGCATACTTAACCTTCACAATAGCTTGCTTATAAAGGTCAATCATCTGCTCACGAGAGAATGACCTAGCATTACTTGTGGTTTTGCTTTTAGGGGGAGAAAAACCACTTAATAAGGAGTCATTTGATTGTAATGCTAAGTCATAACCAAATTGTTTTAAAATTGTATTGACATCTTGATTCATGTGTTTGATTAAATCTATTAATCCACCACCCTTATCATTCTCAAAATCAAACCATGTGCCTGCTTCTAAGTTAAGAACAAAAGAACCCTTGCGACCCCATCTTAATTCATTAGATGAGGTGCTAGTGGGTTCACCTAGTAATTGCTTTGCAACTTCAGGTGCTATTCTTTGCCAATCTACTGATTGCATCAGAAAGGTATATCATCATCTGTTAATTCATTCTGATTTACCATCTCAGCTACTTTATCGCTAAGACCATCGTTAGGACTTTTAAATGTGTCCTCTACTGGTGCTTCTTGGTCTAAATACCATTGAGGTATTACAAAACCATCACTTCTTGGTGCAAATTTAGCAAAGCTAAACGTCAACTCTGAAGAATTACCCATTCCAACTTGAATTGGTTTTGATCCTTCAAACTTAACAACAGGCAGGGAATCAGAACTTGCATCCATTTGATTCCAAAAGCTACCTAATATGCTATTAAATGCACTTGATTCAGCGTAGGTAAATCTTTGCCAAAGATATGCGTGTTGAGCTCCTTGAGGAAATACCCAAGCACTAAATGCTCTTTTAAAGTCATCTGCTGGTTTAGAACTAACTACACCAAATTTATCATCCCAGTGATATTCAAAACCTTCAGCTTTTGTGTAACGACCCCAGCCACTTTTAAAGGTAGCAGGATCAAGCTGTAAATATTGAAAATCAAGAGGAGTTTCACCATTAGCAAAAAACTTCTGCTGCATGGTTTTAAAAGCAAGATAAACTTGCTGACTCTCACCACTGGAACTACTCATCCCACCTAATATATCCATATACTCTCCTATGGTTAATGTATTGTTTTCTCAATACTGTTTAAATAATCAGCTTCAAGTTGGGTATAACACCTTTCCTTAAAACTTTCATAATCCTCGTCATTTATAATTCCGAGAAATTCGCAAGCACTCTGAATACGTTCAAATGCAAATCTGCAATATTCTTCAAAGTCCTGCTCAAGCAGGTAGCTGTTTAAATCCATCTGCTCTTTGTATGATTTCATCTAACCTTTCACATATATCTGATAAAGGACACATATATGTGCATTCCCAATTAGCCTTATCAAAGTTGTTCATTAAAAATAGTGGCACAACACACATAATGTTTCTTCTGTCAAACTTGTATATCAATATAGGAATCAAGTTATCACCAGCACTATCTACTGCTTGTTGCCACCATTCGTTTTTATAAATGTTTTGCTTGCCATTGTTTTTGTATCTTTTACATTCAATCGCAAAGTTCCTGAAATAAATATCAGCCATGCCTTTAGTTTGATACTGATCCAAGTTTCTTTTTACTCTCTCTTCTAAACCTTTTTCTTCTAAAACTGCATTAAGTTTATTAACTATAACCCTCTCAAATGCTGCACCTTTATTTCTACCATTTACCATCAATCTAACTCGTTAATTATGTATATAAATGCTAATACACTTAAAATGATTCCTATAAATACTAATCCAAATATTCCTACAATAAAATATAGAATCCACTCAAGCATCGTAATCAGTCCTAACTACTTTGCCACTCATATAAGTTACTTCCCTGTAATGCTTACCAGCACCTTTTTGGAAATAATATGTTTTGATTTGCTTATCTAGCTTTTCAGCTTCTAGTTCTTTTCTACGTTGCTCTACTTTTGCTTTATGCTGACCCATGATTATTCTCCTTATAGGAAACCATGCCTAGCTTCAGCAATAGCTGAGTAGCAGATTCAATGTTCATGTTATTTGTGATTGCAAACACCTTGATATCCTTATGTAATTCTTCAGGAATCCAAAGTGCCTTTTTTGTTTTTTCGTCCATAATGACTCTCCACTTTTTATATTAATATTTATTTGATAATAAAGCTAGAACTTTATTACCTACTCTTCCAAAAACCCTTATACTTAGTTCAAGGGCAAATGATAAACTCTCCATAAATCTAAATACTCTCATATATCTATTGCCCTTACTTATAAAACCAAATCCACTACATTAGGACTATTGTAAATACTTAAAGGTTTACCCTTCTGATATTCTTTATAATCATTCAGGTATTGCTCCATCATAGTCCAGCCATAATCCATTTGTTCTTTTGTGATTCTAAATACCTTAGATGCATAAGGTTGTACTTTCTCTTGAGCTATGAATAAGAAATCAGTAACTTCATATCCAGCCATTTCAACTCCTCTTCTATAATAAGCAGCTTGCATATCATAGCCATACTTCTTAACTGAATAATTAAAAGCATGAGGTTCGCAAGATATAGTAGTTTTATAATCTATAACAACTATCTTGTTATCTGAGTTAGGTTCATCTAAAGGCGGACACATAACATCAGGTCTGCATTTACATAGCACGTCATCTTCATACCAATAGATACTTGCTTCAGGTATCTTGCCAGTTGCATTTAGATAAGCATTACCCTCATATATCATATTCTCTTTCATGCCTTTTATGATCTCAGCTTCATCTTCTTTTAATACTATGAATCCTTGCTCTTCGTATTCAGCCTTCTCTTCTTTATATGCTTTAGTATATGGAGAACCTGTAAGCACTCTGACTTCTTTATCAAATGCTTCTTGTCCTTCTACTAATAAAGAATGAGCTGCTGTTCCAAACTTTAGTGCTGGAGTAGATTCAGAAGTATAGTTGACTGCATGAAGTTGGGATTGACCAAATCTTCTAACATAACTACTGCTGATCCCTACGCTTGCATGATAATCCTCGTTAGGTAGGTCTTTATAAATAAGAGCCTGACCCTTTTGCTTTGATTCAAAGTTCTTAAGTGATTCTATTTTCATTTATTAACTCCCATCAAATAACCTATCTCATATAAAGAATCTCTTACTACATATTCTCTATTCTCAGTTTGCACTTTAGTTTCACCAGTAAAGACATCTCTGTAGTAACCTCTGATTTGTCTTATGTTTAGTATCAAGGGTTTTGTCTGCCCTACTTGGTTTAGTGTTATCTCTCTCATTTTCTATTGTTCCTGTCGTTGATAATTAAAGCTGCTCCATAAGCTAAGTAGCACATTACAGCTAATATTATTAATGTTTGTGGACTTTCAATCATGCTTTCACTCCTTCTTTATATTGAATCATCTCTCCCAACCAAGCACCTAATGGTATGACAATATCAAAATCGTCAGTGGGTTCACAGTGCTCAATATTGACTTCCCACCTCTCCCATTTGTTACTAAGTTCATTAATCAATACATCAATAATTACATATCTGTATTTACAATGTATTACCTTTGCTGGATAGATTTTGTTGTTATCAGTCCAGTCTTTATAGTAGACCTTTTGTCCTCTTTCTAATTTAGCCATTTTTACTCTCCCTTTTATTTAATTTATGAATCTTATAAATGCTTTTCTGATACTCAAAATCAGATTGCATATCTTCCCAAATCTCATCTTTGATCTCTTGCTTGATCGTAGGATCAACTTTAGTAACTAATTCAAACTCTGACTTCTTAGGAATCCACCATTGATGATTCAATGATTTGTATTCAGGAGATGGTTGACCTGAGTCTTTCCATCTCCATTCAATAGCACCATGTTTGGTATTGCACATTAGGTTCATTGTTTCTTCTCTTTAGTTAATTTAACCTTATGCCCTTGAGCAATTAATCTTGCTCTCTTACTAGCCACGTCAAATAAGTCATTAGTCTTCATAGCAACCACCCAGCCTAAACTGGGTAGTTGAACTTGTAGTGTGTATCTAGTTTGCATTACTTACTCCAAATACCAGCAAGTGCTTTCTGAAATTTAGGACATCTAAGAACTTTTAACATTTGCTTATAGTTTGCAATTGCTTCGTTAATGTCTGAGTCTCTAAACTGAACACCATTTGCTTTATGCTCTTCAGCAACAGCTAACCAGTTTTCGTATTTTTTTATTAATTTATCCATGTTATTTAACTCCTTATTTTTAATTAACATACTACCATTATATATATTTGTATATAAATGTAAACATTTATTTAAAAATATTTTAATTTATTTTTAGAGCTAAATTATAGGATTTAGAACTGGAACTGAGCTAAGACTGTCTAGTGTTTCTTTAAGGGATTCTAATTCCATATCATCAGTTATGGATTTATTATCAAAAGTAAAATAGTTTTGTGATGATGTATTTGCTTTAAACATAATATGCTTCTTGTCATCATCAAAGAATACAAAAGCTAGAATATCGCAAGTGTAATGTTTATAGGTTTCAGATTGTGACCTTGAGTTCTCAGCAGCAAAGATAAACTTCTTTTCTTTAGTAGCCCTTCTGCTTTTTACTTGGACTGTATATTTAGCTGATCCAAATTCGACCATAAGATCAGCAGGATGTTTTTCTTGGGTTGGGTAACAAAAGTCAGCGTATTCAAGCAGAAAAGTTTGTACTAATGATTCTCCTAATGCACCAAGTCGAGAATTATTTTGATGTTGATCTGATGTTTTTCTTGGCACTTTTACACAAAGCTAGTTTTCTTGAATTCCTAGCTGCCCTATTAGGTGTTTGAACTGCATACTTACTTCTTAAAACTTCCTCTGATGCTTCTAACCAGCATCCCATCTCCATCAGAGCTCTTGTTTGTCTAAAATTCATAAATCCTGCTATGCCCATTTGAAATGCCATATCAACACATACTTCTTGAGCAGGTGCAGGAAAACTTCTCCATACTTCCCACATCTTATCTAAATTAGCTACAACTCTATTGATATCATTCTCAAGCAAATACATAGCTTCATCTTCTGATATACCATTAGCTTCTAAGTTCCTGCCTACGCCTATTGTCAGCTTGTTAGCACTACAATGATAAGGAGTACACATCAATCCTTCATTCTTGATCAGCATTTCTTTGATGTTGTCGTACATTATTTTGTTAATCCTTTGGTTTTCTCATAGCTTCTCATTCCACCCAAACCAAGCATACCCATTAATACAGGTAGCATGGTAGAAGTATCAGCTTGAGGTACGTCAATGCCAAAAGGTGCTAATAAAGGACTAATTAAAAAGTTGACTGCAAAACCTGCAACACATACCCAAGCTGTTGCTGGTCTCCAAGATGATTGAAACCAGTTACCTTTAGCTTCTTCTTTGTTGACTTCTATTTGTG